ACTTTTGGGTATGGCCCATTTTTCGCAAACTCAGTTTTAGAATATCGACTAAAACAAGATGAGGGAGATGACATACTTAGAATTAGACCAAAGATAGGTGCGAGAGTTCCTGTTGGCGCAATCACACTTCAGTATGACTTACAACCACATTGGGACTTCGATAATGAAACTGATACGGGTTCACAGTTAAAACTGAACAAGTATGAACATACCATAAGTGCGATTAAAAAAATCAATGATAGTTTATCATTAACACTATTCGCACAAATGGAAAGAGATAAAGATAATAACCTTAATGAAACATTTATGGGTACATCTATTAAGATAAACTTTCCAACATTAAGTGTTGTACAAAAGTAAGTAAAAATAGTGATTTTGTGTTAAGGGGAAACTTTTTGCAGTTTCCTCTTGACATTTTCGCTCAATATGTTATAAATAATATATGAGAAGTAAGTGGTTTGGGTTCGATTTAATAATGATTGAATCACGAAGAAAGTTAGGAGACTAACACTAAAATCCAAACTAAACACTTACTCTCCTTCTAAAACATTCCTTATAAATATAATCAAATGGCAACAACAACAAGAATACTCACAAGACAACCAGATACTTTGGATTACGCAAGTCCAACACAGTTTAAGTTTGGTATTAATATTTTACCTAAAGTAGAATACTTTACTTTAACTGCGAATGTACCAGGTATATCATTACCACAGATTGATAATCAAACACCATTCAAAATAATTCCACTTCAAGGTGATAACTTAACCTTTGATAATTTAGAGATTACATATATCATAGATGAGAAGTTAGAGAATTATATTGAACTACAAAATTGGGTGAGAGCGATTGGATTTCCAAAAACAAGAGAACAATTTAAATCATTTAGAGATAGTGAATCTCAAAGATTTCCAACTGCGACAACAAGAAGTGTAAGTAAAGATATTGGTGATACTGGACTAGCGACACCAGATGGTTCAATGTTTTCAGACGCAACATTGACTATACTATCAAGTAAAAATAATCCAATACTTGAAGTTAGATTTCAAGATGTTTTCCCTTTGAGTGTTGGTTCACTTGAATATAATCAAGGCGCTTCTGATATTGAGTATCTAGTTTCAAATGTTACATTTGCATATAAAATATACGAAATAGTTTCACTATAAATAATTATAACTTGAAATTAAAATGTTAATGTGGTATAATATATAATGGACTTACAACAGTTACAAGAACAAGTAGACAAAGATATTAAATTAAATTCTGATAATCTTGATATTGAATCATTAAAGATTCCAGAGTTACATAATAAGTATCTTAAATTTCATAATCGTTTTACACTTATATTAAAGAAAGCTGAAACGGACTTCAAAGAACTTTACAAACACAAGTGGGAATACTATGGTGGTAAATCATCACCAGAAGTTTACAAAGAAAAACCATTTGATTTAAAAGTTTTAAAATCAGATATTTCAACTTACTTAGAATCAGATAAAGAGTTAGTAGAACTCGAACAAAAGATTGCATATAATAAAACGATTGTAAATTATTTAGAACAGATTTTGAGAAGTTTAAATAACAGAACTTTTCAAATTAAAAACGCCATTGAATGGCGAAAGTTTGAAGCAGGAGTTTTATAAATGGCGACAAGAACAAAAATACCAAAGGTTACAGATTTTGTAAAAGAATATAAAAATATAATTTCACCTACACTCTGTGATGGTATAATCAAATATTATGAATCTATTGGTGGTTGGAACAAATCAACTTTTGGAACAAAAGATGGTTTATCACCAGAGACAAATGATAAAGTTGATATGAATGAAATGTGGATTTCTAAAAAAGACCAAGGCGGTCTATATGGTGATATGTTGAGTGGATTTAAATTGGCTCTTCAAAAATATACTGAGGAGTATCCAGATATTGTTATTCAACATTCAACACCTTTTAGATTAAACAAATATTCTGTAGGTGGATTTATGTCAAGACATATCGATAATATACATCATAGTCATGGACAACAATATGGGTTTCCACATTGTACAATGTTATTATATTTAAATGATAACTATCAAGGTGGAGAGTTTGAAATGTGTAATGGTTTAATAAGTAAAAAACCAAAAGCGGGAACTATTGTCGCATTTCCATCTAACTTTATGTATCCACATGAGGTTAAACCAGTAACAGAAGGAGATAGATATACTGTAATGGTATGGTTAATGTAATTATGGAAGATTTTCAACAATATAAATTATTTCCAACATCTGTATTCTCATTTAGAGGAACAGGTGTTAATAATGAGGAATTGAAAGAATATTTTATAAGAGAAAGTAGTACATCATCTGGTATAGGTAATTGGCAGGGGCGTGCTGATTTACATAAGGATGATATGTTCTTTCCCTTAGTTGATAATATTATTTCTGCAGTCAGAGTTGCGACTGAAGGATTAAAGTATGATAACAATGGTAAATCATATGGATATGATATTACAAATATGTGGGGGAATATTCTAAGAAAAGGACAAGCCCATCCACCACATACACATAGTAATAATTTTTGGTCTGGTGTTTATTATGTAACTGGAAGTAAAGAACAATCTGGTATACAATTTTTTGACCCAAGACCTCAAAGTCAAGTATTACTACCACAAAAGAAAGAGGATAACTTAGACAATGGTAATCTAGTTTCCTTTCCAAGTGTTGAAGGACATGGTTATATTTTTCCAAGTTGGTTAGTACACTGGGTGCCTGTTCAACAAGATGATGAATTAAGAATTTCAATCGCATGGAATATAGTTCTTCGTGGAGAATATGGTGCAGAAAAAGATTACCAGTATGCTCGTATCTAAAGTTAATGAGGTTTATGTCAAGGTTGATGTAGAACCTTATATACAAAAAGAGTTATCTGATTTTTTTACATTCGAAGTACCTGGCGCAAAGTTTATGCCATCGGTGCGAAATCGTTATTGGGATGGAAAGATAAGACTTTTCTCCCCTGCGAATGGTCAGATATATACTGGACTTCTACCTTATCTCAAAGAGTTTTGTAAAAGAAATGATTTAGAAATCGTTATTGAGAAAGGTATCGAAAACGAAAAAGAACTTGATGATAAACTTGTAGAAAAATTTATTGAATCTTTAAAACCAAAATCAAAAGGTAAACTATTAGAGGTTAGAGATTATCAGATAGACGCAGTACATAATGCGATATCAAACAACAGGGCGTTACTACTAAGTCCAACCGCCTCTGGTAAATCCCTTATCATTTATTCTCTTGTTAGATATTATCATATGATGGGATTAAAAACATTAATCCTTGTTCCAACTACTTCCCTAGTTGAACAAATGTATTCTGATTTTTTAGATTATGGTTGGAAAGATAAGTTTATACAGAGAGTATATCAAGGACATGATAAAGATGTAAACAAAGATGTTATCATCTCAACATGGCAATCACTATACAAACTTCCTAAAAAATATTTTGATGACTTTGGTTGTGTGATAGGTGATGAGGCTCATCTATTCAAAGCGAAATCACTTACAAGTATTCTCACTAAACTACATGACTGTAAATATCGTTTTGGTTTAACAGGAACACTCGATGGTACACAAACTCATAGATTAGTTTTAGAGGGATTATTTGGAAATCTTAAAAAGGTTGTAAAGACTAAAGAGTTGATGGATTCAAATACTCTCGCAGATTTAACAATTAAATGTTTACTTTTAAAACATGATAATCTTGATTGTAAACAAGTGTATGATATGAAGTATCAAGAAGAATTAGATTTTCTTGTTTCAAATCATGAAAGAAATCGTTTCATCGCAAACCTTACAGTAGGAACAAAGGGAAATACATTATGTCTTTTTCAACTTGTAGAAAAACATGGGTTTAAAATACATGACTTAATTAAAGAAAGAATCTATGGAAATAGAAAACTATTCTTTGTCTATGGTGGAGTATCTACTGAAGTAAGAGAGGAAGTTCGTAAAATTACTGAGGATGAGAATGACGCAATCATTGTTGCGTCTTATGGAACATTCTCTACTGGTATCAATATTAAAAATTTACATAATGTTATTTTCGCAAGTCCATCTAAAAGTAGAATTCGTGTCTTACAATCTATCGGTAGAGGATTGAGAAAGGGAAGTAAAAAAGATAATGTTACTTTATATGATTTAGCAGATGATTTAACATATAGAGATAAAAAGAATTTTACATTGAAACATTTCTTAGAAAGAGTAACAATATACAACGAAGAAGAATTTGAATATACAATAAAGAAAATAGGCCTACCTAAATAGTATCATGAGTGAAATGATGTATACATTTATTAAGTTTAAAAACGGAGAATGTATAATCGCATTAATAGATAAAGAAACTGAAACAGAAGTTTATATTGTTGAACCAGTTGAATTGACAATCACACCTAAAATAAACATGAAAGGTGAAATTAAAGATAGTGTCATTTTACAAAAATGGTTACATCCTTTTACAGAGTCAGTTGAGTTTCAAATCCCCAAAGAAGAAATATTAATAATGTGTTTGGCGAGTGAGAGTTTAAGTAAATATTATGAAAACTTTTTATTTAAACCAGAAAGTAAAAATGAAGAGGGTAAACAAGAAATAGATGAAAAAGATTTTGATGAAAAAGAATATCCTCTCGACACTATTAAAGATGTTCATTAACTAATATCCTCGTGCCCAACCACATGCTTTAGTATAACGAATTAAAAAAGAAAGTCAATAGCAAAATGAAAAAAAGTAAAATAAAAAAGCTCTTGACAAACATATTAAGTTAGGTTATATTATTAGCAACATGGCTGAAGTAAAAAAGAAAAGAAGAAAAAATCTTACAAAAGATGATACACATTATGTAGATAATAAAGCATTTCTTGAAGCGATGAAAGTTTGGAAAGAAGATTGTAAGAAGGCGCAGAAAAAGAAAAAAGACATTCCGCCTGTTTCAGATTATATCGCAGACTGTTTTATTAAGATTGCAAATAGATTATCTTTTAGACCTAATTTTGTAAACTATACTTATAGGGATGAAATGATTTCTGATGGAATAGAAAACTGTATTCAATATAGTTATAATTTTAATCCAGAAAAAAGTGATAATCCCTTCGCATATTTTACACAAATTATTTACTATGCGTTTGTAAGAAGAATACAGAAAGAAAAGAAACAATCACATATTAAAAATAAAATGATGGAGAGAACAACATTCGAACCATTCACCAAACAAAAAGGTGATGTAAATGAATACTCTAGTCCAGC